TCTTTGATCCTGCTGGTATGCATAGAGGAGGGATTTGTAAAACAGGAACTAGAATTGCTTTACAAATATTAATGAAATGAAATTAAGTGATAACGTATTAAAGAAAAGAGTATTTAAACAACACATATTAGACTTACATTTAAAAGATTTTATGTTAGGTCAAACAACACCTTATTTAAATAAATTTAAAAATACAATTGACGTAGGTGCGGCAACTGGTATGTATGCTAGTCACTTTGCGCAACACTCTAAAAACGTCATATGTTTTGAAGCAGTACCACCTGTGTATGAACAACTAGAAAAGATTAAACAAAAACATAACAATGTAATCACACACAATCTGGCAGTTGCTGATTTTGAAGGTGTATCAGGTTTCTATGTAGATGATAAAAGATTATCTAATTCAGGTTTTCAAAATCTAGTTGATGGTCCAATGATAGAAGTAGATACTGTTACAATAGATAGTATGAAAATTAATGATGTAGGGTTTATGAAGATAGACGTAGAAGGTGTAGAGTTAGATGTTTTAAAAGGTGCAGTAAATACAATATTAGAATATAAACCAACTTGTATGGTTGAGATATATGCTAAGTTTAACAAGTACCATGTAGAAACTACGTTTGAATTTTTCTTTGTTAGAGGTTATAGATGTTTTTATAATCACAAAGGTCAAGGTTTAAAACCAGTAAGATCAATTGAAGAAGGTGTGGAGGCAACAAAGATACCAGAAATAACAGATGGTGACTTTTTATTTACAATATGATTATAACACACGACATACCGTGGGCAGCATGCTTATCTCATAAAATATTTCCAGCAATAAAGAAAGGTTGGAAAGATACAAAGATGAAACCTGTACACTTTTTTTGGGGTCTCGGCTCTAATAATTTACAAGAGATAAAACAAGTAAAAGAAAAAGGTGAAGAATGGTGGATGGTTGACGTTGGATATATTACAGATCAAATAACTAGATACCCAACACCATCAATAGACAAATACGATACCACTTATTTTAGAATAGTCAAAGGTGGTTTACATATGACTATGGGTGATCCTAGAGATGGTGCACGTTACACAAAACTATTACAACAAGGTATAGACGCAGAGTTTAAAGGTTGGAATACAGGTGAATGTAAACACATATTATTAGCGCCATCATCACAAACAGTGTGTACCTATGTTCATAACTTATCGCAAGAAGAATTTATCAAACAAACAACTGAAGAAATAAAATGTTATACAGATAGAACTGTTATAATGAGAAACAAACCAAGACCTAATAACGAATGGTGGGATACAGATATAAAAGATGACTTGAAAGATTGTCACGCATTAGTTACTAATATGAGTTTATCAGCAGTTGACGCTGTGTTAAATAAAGTACCAGTGGTTACACACCAAGATAATGTATGTTATTATGTATCAGGTAGATTAGCAGATATAAATGATCGTAGAATGCCAGCAAGAGAAGATATGACAAGGTGGTTGAGAAGTGTGGCAAACAATCAATTTACTTTACAAGAAATAGAAGACGGAACAGCATATAGGTTTTTAAATGAAAATTAGATATTATAAAAACATTAATGGCGCCAGATGGATTGGCTTTGGTTTAGCTATGATGAGTGTCTTTATATTATCTAGTGCAAACATTGCAACTCAATGGGTAGGTTGGTTGTTAAGTGTTGTATCTTGTATTATGTGGGTTTATTTTGGTTACAAAGATAGAGATTGGGCAAGAACATTAATGGAGTTAATGTATCTTGTAATGAGTATGAGAGCAACTTACAATTGGTTAATGATATGAATTTTGCGTGCGTATATTATGGTGATAAGTACCAAATAGAGTATGTTGAAAAGTTGTATAATATGGTACAACGAAATACAACATTAGAACATAAGTTTATTTGTTTTACAGATAATACAGTTATTAGAAGAAGATTAAAACATACTCAAATAGAATTTAGAGAATTTATTAGGCACGACTTTGATGGTTGGTTTAATAAGTTACAATTGTTTAGTCCTGATAGTAAACTAGAAGGCAATACTTTATATATGGATTTAGATGTTGTGATTATGAAGAACATAGACGATATGTTTACCTATGGAAAAGACCATAACTTTGTAGGTATGAATGACTTTAATCCAACCAGTGGTCAATTTAATTCTAGTATTATGAAGTTTAATAATAATACAACTAGTGATTTAATATGGAAAGAATATATGAAAAGACGAAGTGAATTTAGAAAGCACGTTGGCGATCAAAACATCATAACAGATTTAATTAAGACACACAAAGACACCATATCATTTCCTGATTCGTGGACACAATCATATAAGTGGTTTGATAGAGAGGGTTTAAGATACCATATATCAAAGATGACATATGAACAAGACCCTAATGCCAAGGTATGTGTATTTCACGGATACCCAAATCCACACGATTCGGACCAAGAATGGGTCAAAAATCTATGGTTTTAGAACAAACCAAGAACATTTATCTTCAAAAACCCTAGTAAAATCAACGCAAATTAGTCCTTGACTTATTGCTTTTTTCCCTATATTATAGTAGTATATGAAGAAAAAAATGTTATTAATTAACCAAAATATTTCAAAATATGTGTTGACAAATAACACAAAACCTGATATTATTAATATAACAAAGGAGAAAACACTATGTCAAAAATAAAACAATATATCGAAACATCAGTAGAAAATCAAGTTGATAAGTTTATCGCTAAAATGAAAGACGGTCAAATTGATTTAGATACTTGTAAATCTAAAATATTAGAACTAGACAATCTATCAATGGTTGGTATAGATGAGAACAATGTTGAAGAAGTAATTACTATGGAGATTCAATAGTGAGTAAAAATAAAACTTTTAACGTTTGTTATTTAAGAGAGTATCTGGATCCAGAACATCAAGGTGATTACTTTTATGCATATGAAACTATATACAGAAATGTACCTGAAAAGTATAGATCAAAATTTGACAATCAAAAAATGAAATTGAAGATTTTAAAACATTGTGATTGGAACTATAAAGAAACTGCAACTAACTTTGCTAATTGTACAAGAGTTGAACTAATTGATGAAGACAAATATTATACAACTTATGAAGAAGTATTTGGTGATACAGCTGCGGGTGATAAAAAAATGTTTAATGATTACGGTCAATCTTACGATACAAGACAATCATTTAGAAAAGACTTTAATAAAAAATTAACATATAAAAGAAATCCTATAAAAAAAATATTAGAACAAGAACGAGGTATACATTAATGAAATACAGAGAAGATGAAATATTAAATGAGATAAAAGAATATATTGGTAGTACATACGATCAACACTATTCTACAACAGAAGATGGTTTCCAAGTTATGGATATGATAAAACAACTTGGTATTGATAAAGACTTCTGTCAAGCAAATGCTATCAAATATCTATGTAGATATGGTAAAAAAAATGGTCACAACAGAAAAGACTTATTAAAAGCAATTCACTATATTGTTTTATTGATGAGTAGTGAAGACCAAGAGTATGTAGATCAAATTGAACAAGACGCACTAGAAGCAAATAAGAAGGAGGACTAATATGGCGTATGATACAAATGTCATTTTTACAGATAAAGACGTTAATAAAAATCTGTATAGAAAGAAAACTTATTACAACCTTGTTATTGAACAAGAGGTATTAGCAAAAGATAAAGACGAAGCAGATAAGTTGTTTAGTGAATGTGGTATAGATCACTCAAAGATTAACGACTCAATCACAGAAACAAAAGATGGTGTTGAAACATTTATGGTAGATGCTAGTTATACAGACTCAGATACTACAAAATATGAGGGTAAGATACTTTATACTGATGAAGAATATGCTGAGGAAAATGGTGATGTTGAGATTGATACTTACGCTGATGAAGTAATGCCAGATATTGTTGATACACAAATACAACTAGAAGCAGAGTTAGCAAGAGGAAAATAAAATGATGTTAGATTGGTTTATATTATTACTATTTATTGCGATGGCTGCTGTATTTGTTTTATCAAGTAGAGAAGTTTATCTATATGTTAGTTTAGTATTAGGTAGTTTAATTGAAGATATTAAAAACTTTTTTAAGAGAGGTAAGTAATGGCAGAATATAGCTCACACGATTGGCGTAAACACACAGACGATGCTGTGATTGTAGATGGTGAACACATTTTAAAAGTAAACGATAGTAAAGTTTTATTTAAAAACCCAAAGACTCTAAAAGAACAAGAGGTAGATGTATCAAGGTTGATAAGAGTATTTGTAAACAATGTGGTAGGACACAGAAAGAGTATTAAGTGAAAACTATAACAATTACTGTAAACAAAAAAACTATATCAGATGTTTATAATCAAGTGCGAATGTGTAATGATCTTGGTTTTCCAAACTTTCAAAAAGGTGAACCTATTAATAAATTAATGCAAGAGATTAAAAGAGATATTAAGAAACAAAGAAAAGAAGACAAAGTGGTTTTATGGAAAGAACTATTAGAGTTTTGGCCTTTGACTATTGTTGTTCCAGGAATGTTAATAGCAATATTATGGGGGTCGTATGCCCTTTAGTGCTAGTACAGTAAGAAATACCAGAGAACAATTTGTTTTACAAAAAATTGAATACTATAAAGTTATGGAATATATGGGTAGATCAGATTGGAAAAGACATTATTTTGATACTTACAAAGAGGCAGTTAAGTTTTTTAAAAATAAAAGATTAACAAAAAGAAAGGTATTGATTTTTGCTTGTAGAGATAACGAACTAGGTGAAGTATCTACAGGTTTAAACGATAGATTTATTGATGAGTAATCAGAGACCAGGTAAAGTAGAAAAGAAGTTAGATAGAAATGGCGATATGCAAGTCTATAAGTTTTTTAAGACTGCTGCCAAGTTATTAAATGAAGAAGGTAAAGAAGACGAAGCATTCTATATGGAACAAATGGTAGATTGGTTAAAGAGTGGTAAACCACTGCCTACGAGTGAAGAACAAATAATAAAGGCACTAGGAATATGACAACTATAAGTTGTAATATATTGAAAAATAGGGGTGATATAACCCTCGAATCGGGTGTGAAATCCTTGTCAGCGTGTCGCTATGCGACAAAAAAACTAGTAAAATCAACGTTTTTTAAGGGGTTGACATTTAAATCAATACCTGATAGAATAAAGACATTATTAACAACTAACAAAGGACTATAATATATGATGTACACAAAAGAACTAATATTCGCAGAGTTTAAAGAAGTAACTAAAAAAGACTTGAAAAAGAAAAAGTGTTTTACTAATAGAATCGAATATCTAAAAGCGCTAAAAGAAGATATGATTAAAGTACCTAAAAACTTTAGTAATATTTCTATCACACCAGAACAACTTCAGAATACAATTGATTGTTGGTCTGCCCCAAATCCTAGAGATGCTTTTTATATGAGTGTTTTCGGTATGACATACGCAGAGAAGAAACAAGAAGAAGAAGCAGAATACTTTGATTTAGACGATGGTAAAAAAGTCTATATGAAAAAGAAACCAGAAGTTACAGATACAATACAGTAATGACAAAAAAAGAGAAGTTAGATAAGATTAGAAAAGACTACGATAATTATTGTAGATCATTAGGCGTCAATATTGATTCAGATTATAATTCATTTGACGGTTATGATATGCCAAGTTATAAGTGTAGGCCATCTGTTCCGACTTCAGATAGAATTGTAGGTGATACTAAAAAACGAGTTTACTCCACACAAATACCTACAGGCAAAACAATTAGTGTGGCGTATAACAAAGGTCCATATATGATCGTTGATGCTGTGGACTTTAAAACAATGGGAAAAAAGGTATAGTATGAGAACAATGATGATGATAACTATTTTAGTCCTGATGACTACAATGGTTAAGAGTGAAGAAATGACGGTTGATAAGATTGCTAATAATATAAGTGAACTACCATCTAAAGTGGTAACTTTTATTGGTAATGAAAAGCAGAAGACTATTGACTATCAAACTAAAGTTTGGGCAGATCAAAAAGTTAAGAATGCTGAAATGTGGTCTAAATTAAAATCATTATTTAAAGGTAATAATGATTCATAAAATTAGTGATTTCTGTTTAAAGGTTGATGGTGTCAAAAAGACAAGTGATAGACTCTACAACCTTAAATACAATAATCCAAAGACGCCTGAACGAGATATGCAAATACAAGAGCTTATTGATGATATTCAGGCGACTTGTAAATTAATTGCTAACGATACACAACCATATGACAAATAAAGATATAACAATTAAAAATTTAAAAGATAGAAAAGAAGAAATAAACGAAGAATTAGAATATAAGAATGTGCAATCATTAGAAGATGAACTGTACGAAATAGAAGATACATTAAAGAAACTAGGTGTGAATGAGAATAATACTGTTAATTTTAATTAGTCTATTGTTGACTAACTGTGCAGCGAACCGATCGCAAGTTGGTTCAATTGCAGGTGCAACCACAACAACTGGTGCCTGTGTTACAATGGGTGTAGATAATCCATATGCGATTGCCGCCTGTGCGATGACAGGTGCTTTTGCTGGTGCTGAAATTATGTACAATTCAGATTATGATGTACACAATGCAGTATTTGTAGATCATTTAAATACAAGTCCTAAGGGTTCTTCATATACTAATTGGTATAATTCAAAGACAGGTAATAGTGGTATCATACATACAACAAACTCTTATTTGAAAGGACCATTTAAATGTAAAGATTATAGTGCCACAGTTGATATAACAAACAACTGGCCGTTGATAGGTGTTGGTGGTGTAAATAGAAATACTATATTTGGTATTGCGTGTCAAAAACCAGATGGACAATGGATAGAATATGAATAAGAAAAGAGTTTTATTTTTAATATTTTTGGTTTTACTTTTAGTACCTGGTATTGTAAGTATAGCATTTTCAGGTGAAAAGATATTACATAGTAAAATCAAATCAATATCACCAGAGAAAACGGATGGTCAATATTGTTTTGTAAAAGTTATTATTAAACAACAAGGCGACAATATTATTAAAGAAGAAATTTTGGAGTGTGCTGATGGTAAAAAGGGGATTGATACACCAGGTTATTGGGAGTTATTTGCTCAATTTTATTATAGAGATGTAGGTACACCAGAGTATTGCCGATATTATAGTCGGAATAAACATGCTTTTAAATCACCAGGAAAAGTTTGTTTAATGATAAATGGTGAATGGGAGGTTAAATGATTAAGAATCTAATCATAATCTCACTAGTTATTGTAATTGTGACAGGCATGTCAGGGCAAGAGTTTTTAGATCATATTGCTTTTGGACTTGACAAATTACAAGAAATAGTATATAATGTACAAAGTGAGGTTAAATAATTATGAATAAAGTGAAAAAACTACTATTAGTTGTAGGTGCAGGGTTGTTACTTGCTAATTGTTCTGCAACTTATAAGATGAAAAGTGAAAAAGGTAAGGTATTAAATAAAGTACCTAACTGGTATATGAATGACTTTTCAGAAAAGAAGGCATGCGATACGCCTACTTTTGGTAAAGACAAAGATAGAATGTGTATCTTTGGTGTTGGTACTGCGGTGTCACCAGACTTATCTCTAGCGATAGAAAAAGGTATGATGATTGCCAAGGCAGAAATGGCAGACATTATCAAAGGTGAGATGAACAAATCTTCTAAACAATTCATTACAGAAATTGGTAAATCACATAACAAATCAGTGGTAACAGAAGTTGAGTCAACGATAGTTAACTTAATTAAAGATACGCCTGTTAGAGGTTATGAAATCTTTGCCAAAGATGTAACTATAACTAAAGAGGGTTATTATAGAGCGTGGATTGGTTTAAGATTACCAATGGGTGAATACAATAAGATGTATAACTACACAATCTCAGAGGCAGTTGACGCTTACAATGTTAAAGAAAAAGCGAAGATCGCTTACGATAACTTAATAGGTAAAGACGATGGAAATAATAATCTACAGTAAAAATAATTGTGTCTTTTGTAACAAGGCCAAACATATGGTAAAAAATCTTGGCCTTGAATACACAGAAAAGAAAATGGAAGACTTTGATTCTCCACAAAAGATGTTAGAAGATATAGGTAAACCTGTAAGAACTATGCCACAAATAAAGATTGATGGTAAATTGATAGGTGGTTATAATCAATTAGTTGAATACTTTGCAGATCAAGGAAAGGTAAACTTTAAAGGTGAAATCACTAGTGACTAAAAATAAAAACGATAATATTATCTTGTTTCCTACAAATAAAATTGTAGAGAAGTCAACTGCTGGTCCTGTGAAAGACGATAAGTTTCAAAAAAAATTGGCACAAGAACAAACAAAACAATTTATTGAAACAACAGTAGATGATATTAGTATCGAATTATTAAGAAAGTTTTATAACTTGGCAATCAAAACAAATAAAGATACATTTACTAAAGACTTGGCTGTGTTAGTTGATGTAATGCGTGGTTTGATTTATAGAGATTTTGATATAAAACACCCTGCTCAGATACTATCTGATAAGTTAGTAGATTTAAAAAAGTTAAAAGATGGTTCGCAATCAGCAAAGATAGATTATACAAGTTTACTGGATACAAAACATAAACAACATAAACCATTTAGTCCAGATATAAAAGATGAATTGAGAGATATAAACGATCAAGCAGGTATGTTTGATGGAGATGACATAAATGATTAAACAAAATTCCACAGGAATCGCCTTCGCAGGTTGTAAAATAGTTTTATTAATAAACTCAAATATAAGAAGGAGTATATAATGTTAAATACATTGAAAAACCTATTTGGTAAAGACGAACTAGTAAAAGTTAAAGTTGCGAAAAGAACTGCAACAGAAACTAGAGGTAGAAAAACTTTATCAAAAAAACAAAAGTTACTAAATCTTTTATCAAAAGGTGAAAACGTAACTTGGAAATCAATTCAAACTAGATTTGATTTAGAGTCACCTAGAGCGATGATTGACACTTTAAGAGCTGAAGGTCATATGATCTATGGTAACAATGTAAACGGAAAAAAAGTTTACAGAATGGGTACACCTACTAGAGCGATTATCGCTGCTGGTATCAATGCGTTGTATGGTACTAAATTCAAGTACAACAACCACAAAGTATCTGTTAAGAAATCAGAACTTGCACCAATTGATGCATAATTAAATAACTGAGCAAGATGGGGCGCTTTGGCGCCCTGTCTTTTTTATTTTATGGACTTTCAACACGGTATATTATTTTTCTTTATAGGTTGTACAGTAACCGTTATAGGTTTCTTTTTAGTTTTTCTAGTTATAAATTATAATAAGAAAAAAGAAGAAGAAAGAATTATAGAACAAAACAAACCTAAAATACACCCTTATGGTGATGATACAGTATGAGTAAACATTTAAGAAACATTAGAGCATTATTTGAAAATGCAAAAGAATTTAAAGTTAGTCGTAAAGTTGATACATATGAATATGAGTCTTTAGAAAAATTAATATTAGATGACAATATAAGATATAGTGAGATAATTGAAATATTTACTGACAAAGATTATAGAGAGTGGTTTTATCAAAGAAATTTTAGAGGTAAAGAATTTAACATAGTGAGGTATTCAGAAGAGTGATTGATGAAATATTAATAGACTTGGTTAAGAAAGACGTTAAGGGTGATGACGTTGCTATTTTTATGGGTGGTGGTACAGATAGTGCCACACTTTTATTTACTTGTTTAAGACTAGGTAAGAAACCTGTAGGTTATTCTTTTTTCCTAGATGGTAAACCCTCTTACGATTCATTAAAAGCAGAAGAGATATGTAAAACGTTTGATGTACCATTTGTACCTGTACCAATGTCAACAGAAAATTTAGTAGAAGATTTTAAATTACTTGCAGAGAAATATAATTGTAAAAAGAAAACACACTTTGAGTGCACATTTCCTTTTATATATTTGTTTCCAAAAATAAAAGAGAAGTATATTCTTACAGGCGTGGGCGCTGATAGTCATTATGTATTAAGCAAAAAAGGTATGATGCATTTTAAACATACAGTAGAATTGATGAACAAGTTTAGATATAATTACTTTCATAATACACCTAACGCAGGTGCTATGGATCAGTTAAGACAATTCTGTAGTGAGTATGATAAAGTATTAAGTGTACCATACTTTGAAAAAGAAGTTTACGATTATTTTTATGATAAGAGTTGGGAAGAAATAAACAAACCTGTACAAAAACATTTGATTAAAAAGTGTTACAAAGAATTTGATAAGATAAAAGTTAAACCACATATTAATTACCAACTGTGTGCAGAGATAGACCATCTGTTTGAAAAGTTAATTGATGTAAAAGAAATAAATTTTAAAAATAGAAAAAGAGTTATGGACATATGTAGAGATTGGTACGAAAAAACTCAAAACAATACAGGAGCAGTTTTACCTATATGATATTAGTTGATTTAAACCAAGTATTGATTTCAAATTTAATGGCTCAAACTAGAGGTCAGTTTGATGAGTTACCAGATAAGAATATGTTAAGACATATGGTACTTAACTCATTACGTGGTTATAATTTAAAATTTAAAGATGAATATGGAACGCCAGTATTATGTGCTGATGGTGGTGATCCTTGGCGTAGAGATATATTTCCTAATTACAAATACAAAAGAAAAAAAGGTAGAGCGGAATCTGATATTGATTGGTTATCATTATTTAAAATGATTGGTGAAATAAGAGATGAGATTGCTCAAAACTTTCCATACATTGTATTACACATAGACAAAGTTGAAGCAGATGATATAATCGCTGTACTTGTAAAAGAATGTCATACAAAAGAAAAGATTATGATAGTGTCAGGCGATAAAGACTTTATACAATTACATAGATACCCAAATGTAAAACAGTATGCACCTATACAAAAGAAGTTTGTAGAAAGTGACGATCCAGTTAAATACTTACACGAACAAGTAATTAAAGGTGATAGATCAGATGGTGTACCAAATATATTAAGTGCTGATGATGTATTTGTAACAGGTACTAAACAAAGGCCTATAAATAAAAAGAGATTAGAGGAATGGGCAAATATAGAAAACATACCTCTTGGTTCAGAAACTAAAAAGTATTATGAACGAAATAAGAAGTTGATAGATTTGGACGAGATTCCAAGTCTTATATATAATGATATAAAGAGTAAATATATAAATTATAAAGTAAATGACAGGACGCTGTTGTTAACTTACTTTATAGAAAACAAATTGAAATCATTGATTGAAAATATAAATGATTTTTGATAACATGCATGGAGAAATATAATGGCAGAACAAAATCCTCATTTGATTTCTAAAAAAGCAATGGAAGCGATGTCTACCACATCTGGTTCATCATATCCATTGATTAATGAAATCTTTTTAAAGGTTAATAACGCAAAAGACAAGCCTAAAAAGATAGATGTTTTAAAACAGTACGATAAACCTGCTTTAAGACAAATCTTAAAAGGTTGCTTCGATCCAAAAATAGAATGGGAACTACCAGAAGGTATACCACCATATATTGAAAATGATGTACCAGCGGGTACGGAACATACACTTTTAATAAATGAAGCCAAGAAACTTTGGCACTTTGTTAAAGGTGCAGACACTGCAACAAATAAACTACAGAAAGAAACTATGTTTATTCAAATGTTGGAAGGTCTACATAAAGACGAAGCAAAAGTTTTATTAGATATGAAGAATGGTACTTTAAATAAAACTTATAAAGGTCTAACCTCAGATATGGTAAGAGAAGCATTTGGCTGGAACGCCGACTTTGTAAAACCATAACGAATCAATAGAATAAAGGGTGCGACAAGTTGTTGTTCACCCTTTGTTCTTCACAAAACCCCTCATTTTACTACCATTTTTTCCCAAAATACCTATTGACAAACACCTCTTTTTAGTGTATATTATAAATATGAAAGAGAGGATATTATATTATGCGTAAATTTATGATAACGGTTGTTATCTTAACAACTACATTAGGTGTAGTCTTAACTAGTTTTATGAACTCGGTTAGGGCGAATGAGTATAACAAGGCAGTTGTAGGTCACGTTATACAATCCACTGTTAACGGAACAAATGTTGACACCAGTAAACTATTAGAAAATGAGATGGAAAAACTGGCTCACCAATTTGCCATTGAATCGATTACAATAATACAAGCATACCTACCACAAATTTTAGAAGGTATTGCAGCAGATTTAAGACTAAAAGCAGATACAGAATATAAATGTAAACTACTTGAAGGATCAAAAATCGAAGATGATTGTAAATAATTTTTTATCATTACCTATGGAATTACAAGTTTTGTTATTATTTGGTATATATGCGTTTATATATGAAACAATAAAAGGGATAAGAAGTAAATGGATAAATCAAAAGCAAGAAAATCAAAAGTGAAAAAAATTATAAAGAGAGAGTTGGCTTCTCGTAAGAAGTACAAAACAACTTACAAAGATATAAAACACTATTTTGATATTATCAATAGAACTGTATTTGATAATGTGTTATCACCATTTAATGATATTCTAATCAAAAAAATTTATAAAGATAAGACGGATAAAGATTGCTACGGTCAAGTCGTAGTTTGGGAATGGAAAAGAAAAGGAACAAGGGTATTTCATTTAGAAATGCTACCTGAATATAGAAATAAAAAAGATTTTGTGGATACGTTAGGCCACGAAATGGTCCACCTGTATCAAATGGCCAATGTAGGTGACTCTGGAAATCATAATAAATTGTTTTACAGTTTTAGACCAAAGTTAAATGCAATCGGCCTTGACTTATAATGAAAGAGATATATTATGCCAGAAGTGAGAAAGAAAAGCAAAGAAATAGACCATTACGTTAAACAACACGTAGGAGAAGCATTGTTACAGTTGAGAGAATTATCTAAACCAAGTAACAGATCAGGTGTAAGTAGAGTTTACTACACAGGTAATTGGGTAAACGACATTTACAATAATTACACAGAAAAACAAGCACAAAAGATATTTGATAACGCCAGACAATATTCAGATAAACTGGACTTCTTTCAAAAAAAGTTACCTGAAACTTATGAAGATTACAACGAAAAGACTTTACAAGCATACGAATATGTAGCGAGGGTTAAGTGAAGAATGTAATTAGAACATTGATGGCAGTATTTGTTGTACTATTTGGTACACTTACATTTTTACATTATGTTGATGATGTAAAGGTAAGAGCAGAAGCAAGTATGCCACATAAACCTAACTTTGAAAACACAAACAATCAACAGTTTTTAGATAATGTTTTAA